TTATTTTCATAAGGAGAACGGTAACCCCGAATCAACTAACGTAGACGAATGTTATGATTCGCAATTCATAACTTTATCAAAAAACGACTTCACAGATTACAACATCGGTGATACAATTACTATTAATTATGTAGACCCCTGTCCACCTAATGCAGTATGGACACAGGGAATATCTAAGACCACGGTACTAGAAGGTGAACGACACCTATTAATCCATAAAGGAGAACAACATGGATTGGAACATGCCCACAACTCAAATGATGGGGAAATTCAAAAAGTGGACAGAGAGGGACACCAACCTGTTCAGAACCGCACTGACTAAAACTGGTCAGGTAATAATTCAAATTCAAATGATAGAAGGAGTTGAGTTCGATAAGAGGAAGGTTAATATTATCGAACAGCTAACTCAAGCAGGGTTCTATCACCAACATGAGTTTGAAGTAATGTCGGTTCCTAACATTATTCATTTGACCTACACACCCAACAAAAATTACATTGTTGAAAAGGTTGCGGTATAAATACTAGTATGTCAGATTTAGAATACAACGATTTTGGTTTCACTGCTGTAGACGCAGATGAACTTGCGTCTATTGATACTAAGATTGTAGAAAAGACAACTACTGCTACTGAGGTTATCAATAAACTTGATAATTTCGTAAGACCTCTTCTTGAGAATCTTGCAAAGGATTCAGACAAGGATTATATCTATTGGCCGAACAGAGTGGATATAATTAATAAGAAGTTGAAAGAGTTGGACGAAATTCAAAAAAACCTCTAGACAGCAACCCCCCTTATAAAGTATAATAAGCCCATGAGTGTTATAAATACTCATGAAGTTTGACATTCACGTGGATTCACGATGAACGTCTCACTATAACTATAACTTAATAGGAGAAAGTATGTTTATTAAAACAGACGAGGTCACGTCCGTTGACCTATCGAAGGTTGCACAACCTTCATTCATGCACCTAGACGTTCAAGTCTCAGGTACACAACTAATCAGTATAGATGATATCTTTATTGATTCAACCCAAGGTAATAAAACTAGACAGATAACAAACGACAGTGTTGCACACATTGAAAGTTTGAAGCAGTCTTTTTTTATGGGTATCGACCTTAATCAATATCCGCCTTGTGTAATTCCAACTACGCAGAAAACTAAGGAGAAGTTTAAAACTAGTAAACCATTTGAATTGGTTTATGGGTTTCATAGACTTTCTTCACTTAGGGAACTAGGTTTAAAAACTTATTTCTTTACTGTAATTTCTACAGACGATATGGGTCTCTATTCTGTCAGAATGGCAGAGAATGAACCTTTACCAAAATTAGACAACAAAGAAGTTGATTTGAAAGCTGCTTTGGGTGGTATGATTAAGGAAGAACTTATCGAACCTACAGAAGCTGCAGTTAGGAAACAACTTAATCTAGTTGCAAGAAGTAGGAAGAAACAATCCAAGGATAAAATCGTGCAAATGGTTATGCATGATAACGGTATACCACAAAGATTCTTTTTCTATTCGCCCGCACAAGCAATAGAATGGAATGAGAATTACTCAAAAGGTGGTTATCAATTTGGTGGGGAATGGGATTCCAAGAGAAAGATGAATGGTTTCTTATGTAAAGAAGGATATCTTTACAGAACCGTTTGGAGAGCAATGAAAAAATTTGTTAAGGACGGAGAGAAATCTTACGTTGTTTCTCACATGGGAGCACCTACCAAGAGTGCTACACTCTCTCAGAAACGTGAGAACTTTCAATCGGAATTAGATTCCATGAAAGAAATCATGAAAGGGGTAGGAGTCACGGAAGACTTTTTAGAACATTTAGGTTCTCTACCACAAGACAGGGATAGTGATAACTGGACTAAATTAGTTTAAAAACCCTCTTGATTGTGACAGCTATTTTTTGATAAGATGGCTGTCACATCATAAATTGGAGTATTATATTATGAAAGAACGTGGAATATATGAAGACCATAAGGTGGTCTTACAGATTGTTGAGGTTGGGCGGAACATGATTACCGCTTGCGAGGAAAACAAGATGTATCCCGATGACGATTTCATGTGGAATCGTGCTGTAGTTGCAGGTAATAAGTTGACTACATTGGGTACGACTTGGGGTCTTCAATCAATCAAAGACCTCTCTAGAGAAGAGAACAAAGCAGTCCAACACTATCTAAAATACAAAAAAAAGTTTCTCTAAGCTGTTGACAGTGACAGCTACTTTTTGTTAAGCTAACATCATGAGTAATTTAGTAGAAAAAATAAACAAACTAGATGACCAGTCTTGGGACTTAAATTCCGTGATTGGACAAGTGAACGATATTTCTAAGGAAATCAAATACAATGATGTTCCTATGAATATCTATCTCAGAGTCCAAAGTCTTGCTGAAGATAACGGTATCGATGAACAAGAATTAGAATGGAAGATTGACGAAGTTCGCAAGTATGTGAACAAACTTGAATCTGCTATCTATGACTTGGTTGAACCCTTTGAAGAAAAGAAAAGGGATATCGACAATGAGAAAGATGACCTTGAATGGGAATTAGAAGAAGGAAAATAAAATTATGGAAAACTTAATTAAACTTGCTGAGAAGCAAACAGTAGTTAATAGCGAAATAATGGATGTTCTGCAGTTAGTGATTGATAGGATAGATTCCCTTGAATCAAGAATCAGTGATATTGATTCTTCAACAAGTAACCTATCTTGTGAACTCAGTGGTATAGAAAGTACCGTTGATTCAATTCAATCAACTGTTGATTGCATCGAGAGCGCCGTTAATTAATGAATATCTTTTATCTAGACGGTGACCCCACCGTCTGTGCTTCGCTACATTGTGATAAGCACGTAGTAAAAATGATACTGGAAAGTGCACAAATGCTTTCTACCGCACATAGAGAATTGGACGGTGATAGGTTTGCTGACCAAATGGGTATGTACAAAAAAGCACATCTCAATCACCCTTCCACAAAATGGGTACGTGAAACTCATAAAAATTATCGATATCTCTATAAGTTGTTTGTAGCATTGTGTGACGAATACACATATCGATATGGTAAGGTGCATTTAACTGATAAGAAACTTAGACATGTTCTGAGAGCTAATCCAATGAACATACCAGTTTATCCTATGACTAAAATGCCACAATGTATGCCTGATTATTGCAAACAATTTGACTCTATAAAAGCATACCATAAATACTATCGTAACGAAAAGAAAAGTTTTGCGAAATGGACTAAGAGACCTGTCCCTTCATTTATGGAATAGTTATGCCGACATATGATTTTTTAAATACATTAACAGGTGAAGTTGAAGAACACTTCATGAGTTATAAAGACCTAGACACATTCAAAGAAGAATGTCCCCACCTCAAACAACAAGTAACTGCACCCAACCTAGTAGGCGGTGTAGGTGATAGAGTTAAAACAGACGCAGGTTTTAAAGAAGTGCTATCGAAAGTGGGAAGCAAGTTCCCCGATTCTCCGTTGGACAAACGATACAATAAACAAGACGCTAAACATCTTAAGACAAAAGAAATTGTCGAAAAGCATGTAGACATTCAAAACAAAAGGAAGTAAAATAGCCATATGACAGAAGTACGTTACAACTTATTAGAAATAACAGACCTAGAAAACCTAGACCTTAGAACAGAACAAAAAGAAGGTATGAGGTTCTATGTTGATACCAGTGGTGAGAAGTATCCAAGTGTTACAACAGTAGTAGGATTAGAATCAAGACAACATATTCAAGAGTGGCGTAAACGAGTAGGTGAAGAAAAGGCAAATAGGATTACGAAAGCTGCTACGACTCGTGGAACCAAAATGCACCAGTACGTAGAAGACTACTTACGAAGTGAAAAAGACTTTATAGAATTTGAGAACATTATCCAAGAGGGTATGTTCAAAGGAATACGTCCAATATTAGATGAAATTGAACCTCTTGCTTTAGAAGCACCATTAGTTTCTAAGACATTAAAAATGGCAGGCAGGGTTGATTGTATTGGAATGTTTGATGGTGCACTTGCGATAATCGACTTTAAGACTTCTGCTAAGTATAAACAAGATTATATGGCAAGACCTTGGTTTCTACAAATGACTGCTTATGCTATCATGGTAGAAGAATTAACTGGTCAAAAAATTGATGAACTAGTAGCGTTAGTGATGTTAGAAAACGGACAGTATCAAATATTTGTTGACTCTCATGAAAACTATATTGATGATTTAGCTAAGGTCAGACTTCAATATAAAAACCTATACGGAATATGATGTTATCAAAAAAAGAATTTACAGAACAAGTAGAACAACTTGTCTCGAAAGGGGCAAATGTTATGGACGCAATCATTAAGGTATGCGAGAATAATAAAATCGAACCCGAATCAACGAAGCGGTTACTGAGTGACCCTTTGAAGGAACGGTTAGAAGCTGAAGCAAAGAAACTTAACATGATTAATCGTGGTGGTAACTCGCAAGCTTCTTTAACTACATTTTTTAAGTGAGGTAATTATGGAAAATGGTGAAATCGTCACAGTAGTGACACTAAGTGGAGAGTACGTTGGAAGACTGAAAGACTTCAACAACGGTTGGGTTACAGTATCCAGTCCTAGAATGATTCTGCAGAATCCTGAAAACAATTCAATGGGATTCGCAAGAGGAATAGCAGTAACTGGGGTGGAGAATCCTGACGAAGTTACATTTCAATCTGTAGTATTTGTTACACCTACTAACGACAGAGTTAGTGAAGCGTGGTCAGAAGCTACAAGTCAAATAGTCACACCAACTAAACCGACACTAGTCAAATAGATGAAAAAACTTTTAACATTATTGTTATTTGGTGGTTGTGCTTCTAATCCTCATCTTGATTTAAAAAGAAGTAATGGATACGGTAACGAATACTGTCCTACAAGTGGAATTCTTCTCATAGGTTCTACCGCAGGTGTAGGTGCTGGAGTTATCTCAGGTTCAGTTGCAACAGGTGGTGCAGTAGCACTTGTAACTGGATTTTTTATATGGGGTAATACTGTTCCTTGGCACGAAGTCAATTGTGAACCCATAGAAGAATGACTTCAAGAGAAGGATTTGATGCGTATCAGTTATACCTTGGGATTAAATTACACTTTCATTCCAAGGACTATGACTTTGTAAAATACAACGGTGTTGTAAAAGCAGAACTTCCTTCTTTTATGAAGAGAAAGGATAAGTTTCATTTTGGTAAACTCTCTCGTACATACAAACATGAGTTAAAAGATTTTTTTGTTGCTAACCTATCACATGGGGATTATTGGGTTGGTGACTTACTGGACAAAGAAGCAGACCGTAGATATAAAGAGTGGAAGAAGAACAAACAGAAACTATCCTACCTCTTTGAAACAGAAGTATCTACGTTACTTAAAACATTTAAGATAGACACAATACTTAAAGTAGACAACGGACAACACCCTAGATTATTAAAAACCTTTATGAGTAAAAAGGTATCGTTGGAAACTATTTGTATCATGGACGCTATTATAGGATTCACAGAAGATTGGGATAAGTTGATAACAGAACAAGTGGTTTATCCCGACATAAGTAATCAAATCAGAAAGTACAAAGCATTTATAGATTATGACCATGCGAAGTACAAAACAAAGTTAATTGAATTATGCTCTACATAGTTGGTAATGGTAAAGGAAGAGAGATTCCACATAACGAAAGGTGGTGGGGTTGTAATGCAGTCTATAGAGACGCAAGTCCCGACCTTCTTTTTACCGTAGACATACCTATGCAGAAAGAGATTATAGAATGGGGTTATGCTGACGGAAACAAAGTTGCGGTAGGTGAATGGGATTATCTTCCAATCGAAATGCTAGATGTAATGAAGGTTGGATTTACTAATAAGATAATCGAATCGGTTCGCCCGTTTGACACGCACTTTGTAATTCAGGGTGATGAAGATAGTACCACTTTCCTTGGCTTAAGCAGCTCCCAAATGAAGAACATTATTATGTATAATAATCCGAAGCTCAAGAACCTCTTTTGTGGAATGAGTGCAATGGGTTATGCTATGCTTAATGGTGAAAAGGAAATCACATTAATTGGATTCAGTGCTTTAGAAAACGAAGATTATTCTAATGAATATGAAGGAACCGAAAATTACCTGCATAAATACAGTGAGGAAAGCAGAGTTATAAATGCTCAGCGTTCTCAATTTATTGCTCTCCTACAGGAGTTTGAAGGGGTAGATGTTTATTTCAAAAACCCTCTTACAGAAACTGTAAAAGTAGAGTATAATAAATTATATTATTATGAAAGTAGTGATAGGTGGATTCTTGGTCAAGGCTTCGAGTCCGATACAATGCGATAAAATGCGATACAATGCAATACGATAGGAGAATACAATG